AATTAATCTATGAGTAATAATACCGACTTATTAAGCCGCTTTGTTTTAAAAGAAAGGATGTCGGCATGGGAAAGTTTATTGATTTAACTGGTAAAATATTTGGGGAATTGAAGGTAGTTGGGCAACATAAACCGAAACTAGATAAAGTTTTATGGGATTGTGAATGTAATTGCGGAAATAAAACTATAGAGACTACTAATCGATTACTAAAAGGGAATAGAATATCTTGTACTGAATGTTCTATAAAACGAAGATATGGAAAGATTGGAAAAAGAAACATTTGCGGTGTATATTCTGTAAAAAATATAATAAATGATAAACGTTATATCGGACAATCAATTGACGTTGCTAGAAGAATGAATGAACATAAAAGCAGAAGAGAAAATAATAGAAAATATAAAACTAATAACGAACTTTATAGGGAAATAGAAGAATATGGCCTTGAAAATTTTAAGTTTGAAATTTTAGAAGAATGTAAAAAAGAAGAACTTTTTGAAAAAGAAACTTACTGGATAAATTATTATTTGTCTAATATAGATGGATATAATAAGACTTCTAAATTTTCTTCAACCTTAGTGAACAAAAAGTTGACTGATAATGACGTTAAATTAGTAATGGAAAATTTATCTTCTGGAAATTTTAGTGAAATAGAAATTGCAAATGCTTTTAACATATCGAATAAGATGATATCAGATATAAATCACGGAAGATGTTGGAAAATTGAAGGAATAAAATATCCAATTTGGCAATTTTATAAAAAAGAAAAGGTTTGTCCAGTTTGTTATAAACCTGTAAAATATAAAACAAAGATATGTAGAGAATGTATTAACAAAAGGTTTTATGATTCACTACCAAGCAGAGAAGAATTAAAAAGAGTAATTAGGTGTGGAAATTTTGTTCTTGCTGGAAAACACTTTGGAATATCAGATAATGGTTTAAGAAAATGGTGTAGAAAATTAGATTTGCCAACAAAGTCTAAAATAATAAATCAAACAAGCGATAATAATTGGGATAATAATATTTGGGGAAAGTAAAGTATGATAAATAAATAATTTTATCATAGAAAGGATATTATGAAAACTAATAAGTGTTATTGCGAAAATTGTAACAAGAAAGTAACATACACAACAATAAAAAGATTAGATACATTTGAAATTGATCATATTATGGTAACTTGTAAACAAAAGTTTGATATTTGTGATGAATGTAATAGTTGTGATTACGAAGATTGTATTAGTTCGAAATCTTTTAATTATAACATAAGAAAAGGACACAGGGCGTATATGAGAATGTTGTTTAGAGTAGGAATGTTTAAAAATTTCTTTAAACATTTTTGGCACGATTGGAGACGATTTAAATTGTAGTATAAATGTTTGAATTTATCACATAAGTATTCCGAAAGCGAAAGCGATTGGATAGAGGTGTGCCCAATACCTTTGAGGCCAATATGGAATCAAAAATGTAAAGAAATTTACAATGGGTGAGGAGTTTTATAATTATAATGTGTGATTAATCAAACTTACAAATATAGAATATGCAATTTTGGAAACAAAGCAGAGTGTATTCGCCCTCTAGAAACTTTTGAAGCCTAGAGGGTTACTTTCAACAAGTAGGAAAGAAGAGGGATTTTATTATGGATTGGATAAATATAAAAGATAAATTACCAGAAAAAGAAGGACAATATCTCGTTCTTCACAAGCTTCACAATGGAAGTTTTTATCCAGATATTATCTATTTTTATCTTAATACGAAAGAAACTTTTTGGTCAAACGAGGTTCCAGATTATAGTAAAAATGTATTTGTATATTCGGACAGTGAGTGGGGATATGGAATAGACACACGAGTAGAATATTGGTGTGAAATTCCAGACTATTCGAGCTTGGAGAAAAATAATGAATCTTAAAATTTTTGCCGAAACTGTTGAACAAGAAGCAATTGATCAAGTAATGTTGCTTCTTAATCAACCATCATTTAAAGATTGTAAAGTTCGTATTATGCCCGATACACACGCTGGTAAGGGATGTGTAATTGGTTTTACGGCAGATTTAGGTGACAAAGTAATTCCCAACATCGTTGGTGTAGATCTCGGTTGCGGGATGTTAACTGTAGAACTTGGTAAAATTGATATTGATTTTGAAAAATTAGATAAAGTAATTCATGATTTTGTTCCTAGTGGAAGAAATGTACACGAAGGACGAATTGTTAAATTTCCAGAAGTTCAAGATTGTTTTTGTTATAGAGAATTAAAAGATACAAAAAGAATTGAACGTAGCATCGGAACGCTCGGTGGCGGGAACCATTTTATTGAAGTTGACATAGACAATGATGGAAATTATTATTTTGTAGTTCACACTGGTTCTCGTAATTTTGGAAAACAGGTAGCAGATTATTATCAAAATTTAGCATATGAACTACTATGTGGAAAAGATAAGTTACTAGAAGAACAAAATAAAATTATTGAAGAATATAAGGCTAGTGGAAGAAGAAGTGAAATTCAAGCTAAGATCGCAGAACTAAAGCGTAATTTTAAAGCATCGGATACAAATGTTCCTAAAGAATTGTGTTATCTATCTGGTGAATATAGACAAGAATATCTTCATGATATGCAAATTTGCCAAAGATATGCAGTAAAAAATAGAGAAACAATGTTTGCTATTATTTCTGAAAAAATGGGATGGAACGCAATTTCTTCTTTTCAAACTATTCATAACTACATTGAATTAGAAACTAATATGATTAGAAAGGGTGCAATTTCTGCTAAGAAAGATGAAGTTGTTTTAATCCCAATTAATATGCGAGATGGCGCAATTATTGGCATTGGAAAAGGAAACGAAGATTGGAACTTTTCTGCTCCTCATGGTGCTGGTAGGTTAATGAGTAGAACAAAGGCAAAAGAAACTTTCTCTTTAGACGAATATAAAAATACTATGAATGGTATTTATACAACATCTGTTACAAAAGAAACTATTGACGAAGCACCAATGGCTTACAAACCTATGGAAGAAATTATTAGATGTATTGAACCGACAGTTGATGTAGTAAAAATTATTAAACCAGTTTACAATTTTAAAGCTAGTGAATAGGATAAAAGGTAGATTTTATGATAGGATATATATTGTTTGTAATTTTCATTCTTATGGGGTTATTTTTTCTTTGGAGAATAATTGATAATATAATAAGAAATGGTTATGTGTTGGTAACAATAGTTTGGATTTTGATTTTTTTATATAACATTTATGGAATAATTTTATGTACTAAATTGTTTTAGTATAAATAGTATTTTTATATGGAGGAAGTATATGGATGCACATGAATTTTTAATGTCTATAAATTGGAACGGGAAGGATGAAGTCGAACTTGATGGTTTTGTTATTAAAAAGAAAGACATAGAAAGAGGAAATAAAGAAGGTTATATTGAATACTTAGAAAAGAAATATAAAGACAATAAATTGGAACCAAAAAATTATGAATGGTTATTTTCTAGGATAAAATATCTGGAAAAAGAACTAACATTTTTTAAAAACACATTATCTGAAGTAGCAAATTATGGTGATAAAGTTTGGTTTGATATTATAATGGGATTAGAGCATTGGAAGTAGGATAAAATAGATTATTTATCATACATTTAGGAGGAAATATGGATATAATAAACATATTATTTGGTTTTGGATTTATATATTTTGTTTTTGGAGCAATGGTTTGTATAATATTTTTGGGTGAACTTTGCAATGATCCTAAATATATATTAAATAAATTAAAAACGTTATCTACTTTTGGTAAAATTATAATGTTCTTATTGGTTGTTTTATTTTTACCGATGTTACTGCCTTGTTATATTATTTATATTGTAGCTGTTATGTTGTGCTTAATTGGATCGATAATTAGTTCAAAAATGTATAAAAAGGATGATACTAATTAAATGAGCAAAGAAAGTTCTGACGCTATATTCTGGATTATTATTTTGGTTATTTATTGGAGATTTATTATTAATATTGTAAAAGATTGTAGGAAATAAACAGGACTTAGAAGGTGTTTAAGTGAACAGAATATCAAAAGACGGAAACATTCATGATGTGCAAAGACTCAAAGAACTTCAATCGTTATCGTTAGAACGAAAGATTGGTATAACATTATCTAGAATAATGGAATTTTATAGAGAGTTTGAAAGTAAGGTTTATATTAGCTTCAGCGGAGGAAAAGATTCTACTGTATTATTACATATAGCTAGAACTCTTTTTCCAAATATTAAAGGTGTATTTATTGATACAGGGCTTGAATATCCAGAAATAAGGGATTTTGTAAAAACATTTGACAATATAACTTGGATAAAGCCTAGAATGAATTTCAGGGAAGTAATTGACCAACATGGATATCCAGTTCCAAGCAAGGAACAGGCTGCTTTTATTGATGAATATAAAACTACTAAATCTGACAAATTAAAAAATATAAGATTAAATGGCAACAAATATGGCAGAGGAAAAATATCTAAAAAATGGTTAAAATTAATAGACGCAGATTTTAATGTTAGTGATAAATGTTG